GGACAACCCTCAGGCTATACTTTGGAGTACGTAACTCCATAGCCTGAAGGTTTCTTGGTTTAGGAACTTTAGAATGGAACTTCCTCTTCACCTTGTACCACCTTTAACTTCTTAGGTGGTGGCATGTCTACTACCTCGTCATCATCTTTCGATGGTGGAGTAACATGTTCCAACACCTTCACCCTATCCAACCGTGTACCAACGATTGACTTACGGCTTGTGTCATACACAGACAGTGTAACCATTACTGTAGAGCCGTTACCTATGAGACCGTCTACGTCCATGTCCCATCTAGTTCCGTCCTCTTTAACAACAACAGGTGAACCACTGTCCCAATCTCTACCAGTGTTAAACTTACGTATAAATCTAACTCTAGTACCTCGACCTTCGCTGTCTGGTGAACCCTTCTTCATAGACTTGGAAGCAGTTAGTTTAGCCATGTTCTCGTTATCAAGAATCATGTCGATAGTGCAAGCACCATCAAACTCTTCGTAAGCTCCCTCGAAACCCTTCATGTCTCGATTATCTTCAAAGACTTTTGCCCATTCAGCAATGCCTGTTAAAACAACTTTTCGTGTAGCCATTTATTTTCTCCTAATTAATTTAAACTATTATATCATATAAAATTTATATTGCAACCCCTAATGTACATCGGCATATGTTTTTCCATATTGAACGTCAATACCTAAGTCTACATTTAGTTTAAGTTGCTCGTTTAACTTATTGATTGCCCAAGTTAAAACACCTGTGTGTTCATTCTGTTCTCCTTCTTTTATTACGTTTATACTTTCATCGTGGAACTGACCAACGATGTTTGGTCTCTTCATTCTGTAGTATGCTACCCACTTGTCAAAGCAGTATGAACCTGTACTCTGATTGATGGTAGAGAATGCGTCCTTCTCATACCTTAGTGAGTGCCAAAACTTACTGACAGGGTTCTGTATCCACATGTCATCCTTAATCTTTCTAATCTTCTGCTCAGAGGAAAACTTCCTGACTGACCAGTTTCGTTCCCAATAGGCATCCAATAATTTCTGAGCTTCCTTAACCTTCATGCCTGTTTCTCGTGCAAGTTTTGCAGCTCCTACTCCGTAGGTGGCAGAGTAATTCACAACCTTAAAGTTTTTCCTTAGGTGTTTCAAGTCAACCTCACCACTGTGGTGTTTCTCAATATCCCTCTGTGTAATAACCTTGGCATGTTTTGCAAGGTCAAGGTGTGGGTCAAAGCCTTTACGTGACATCTCCTCTACATACTTAGGGTCATAGGGTTTCATATAGTGTCTCTTTGTTGTGTCCTCTAGTGAGGTCATGTCTGCACCACAGAGTAGGAATCCTTCAGGTGCTGTGAGACAACTACGTATCTCCTTCCCCCAAGGTTTCTCTACAGAGGGAAGATTGACGAGAGGTTTCCTATGCTTGAAACGTAGGGTATTCGTAAGCCCATCTATCTCTGCTCGTAAGTACCCACTACGTTCACACTCAACGAAACCATTGAGTATTCCTAGTCGGTGTTGTAGTACAGTGAGTCCATCTAATACTTCTACAGCAGGGTGTTCCTTGGACAGTAACTTAACTGACTCTGTAAGTTCACCATTAACTCTCACCTGCTCTACCTTCTTCTCTTCGCCTGTCTCCTTGTTCTTGTTGAACTTATGTGTGCAAGGCTTCCAACCTAGAGAGTACAGCCAATCCTTTACTTGGTCAGTGGAGTTAGGGTTAGCATCTTCAACACCCCTGACTACAGTAACCTCACCGTCATAGGTGTCTGGAAGTCCATGCTCCTGTAGTAAGTCAAACCACCTAGTTCCATGAGAGGACAGTGTACCATCCTTCTTGTAACAAACTTTAGGTTTACTCTGTACTCTGTACAGCTTACGCATGGGCATAACCTCAGTAAGTTCAGTAACTTTCTTGTCTTGTAGCTCTGTAAGTTCAGCCACACATTTCTTTGCAAGGTCAACGTCTACCCTCCAACCTGACTGTTCAGCCTGTCTAGCACAGTCCATCTTAAACTCAAGGTACATGAAGAACTTATCTAATTCTTTCTTATCTTTATACAGAACCATGAATCTATCCAGTAGATTATTCCACAGTGCATATGTAATCTGAACATCTGTCTCACAACGGTGAGAGTAATCATCTCTTGAAAGGTTTTCCCAATCATCTATCTTCGGTTTCTCTATCCCAAAGTCAGGGAAGAAACTGTCTAGTCCATGCTTGTTTCGTGTAGGGTTTAATACCCAAGACATAGGCAGGGTATCGTATAGTCTCGCATCTATCTTAATATCAAGTATCTTCTCTAGCAACGGTATGTCGTACCGTATTATGTTATGACCTAGTAAGTGGGTCTCTCTGTTTAACAAGTCTCGCATATCATCATAGTCGTACAGTGTCACAATAGAATCACTGTATGGTATGTCAGCCTGTGTATCTACGAAAGACAAACAGTGTATCTTTGTTGCATCATCAAGAAGTCCATTTGATTCCACATCAAATATTATCATGCTGCATTGCTCTCCTTCTCTCTTGTATCCTCTGTGAGGAGTGTTGTCTCAGGGTCATAGTATACACTCCCTGCTCTGCCAAGTCTAGCAAAAGGTCTGTTCTTATCAACAATAAAGTCAGTAGTGTTCTGAACTGTGACATCTTCGTTCTCTACATCCCTCTCTATCTTGATACAGATGATAGCTTCTTCTTCCAGAGATGACGCATACTTGGTACGTCCATCATCATTAACCTGTGATATAAATACAACACCTATGTTCAACTCTTTTGAAAGCTGTGCCATCCTTGCACCAAGAGATGTAAGCACAGAGGTAGCACCATCAACTCCTGTCTGACTTAGATAGGCTAGTCTCTGTACGTGGTCAACAAAGATATACTCTGCACCGTAGACGGTGGAAGCAAGTCGTGTGTACTCCAGTAGTTTAAGAGGGTCATCATGTGAACGCATCTCGAATACTATAGTGCGTTCTCCCTGTGTTGCTTCAAGTGCAGCCTTAACTACATCATCTTCTGACACGTTGTTCTCTTGTGCATCATCCTTTGTCCTGACGTTCACACCAAGGTGGTAGGTAGCCATAGCACGATAGGTTGTGCTACGCATCTCTTCCATGTGGAGTAGAGCAATACGTGTGTCAGGATTTCTTAGTAACCCTGTCTCAAAGTATCGTATCACCTCAGTCTTACCTGTACCCCTTGGTGCTTTAAGGAACGTCAAGCCACCCTTGACTATACCCCTAATCTTATCATCAAGACCTGCGTGTCCTGTTGGGGTATAGGAGTAGGGATTCTCTGTTCGTATTGCCTGAGCTACTTCCTCATCTGAACAGAAGAAGTTGTCAGGTGAATACCTCTGTGGCTTGAGAGCAGTCCACTTCAACTCTTCTCCGTCACCTGCCATGAGAAACTCATTAGCATCTTTGTACTTGGACATAGGTACATAGTATAACTTAGCAGGGAAAGATTCGTATAACCTCTCTGCACTCCTACGTCCTGCATCATCTAACTCACCTGCGTATATAATCTCCTTGAAGGAGTCGAGGTACTTGTAGTTCTGCTTGATAAACTTCTCACCAATAGAAGCAGAGGGGAGTGATTTGACAAAGAACTTCTGACCTAGTATCTGGTAGAGACTTGCCGCATCAAACTCCCCTTCGGTCACATAGAGTTTATTAGAGGAGTTAGAATTAAACTCAGGACCAAACAAATGATTCATGCCCACACCCTTGTCCTTTATCCAAGTCTTAGACTTATCATCAAAGGCTCTGTACTTGACAGTGTGTGGGTACTTGTAGGCATACCGTACAGGATTACCGTCTGCATCTGTCTGTATCTGTATACCGTACAGCTTACAAACCTCAGGGTCTATCCCTCTGATGTCATCATAGGTGACACCCTTAACTTCTTTCATCATAACATTCTCTCTCCTCTTTAATGGATAACTTTGCTTTGCCCAATCAAACACAGGTAGTTTGTGCTTGTTCGGATAAGACTCACCACAACTGTGACAGAAACCATAGCCGTCATCATTCCAGTTGAATGCGTCTGAAGAACCACAGTCCTCAAAGGGACAGGCTTGGTGTGGATTATCTACCATCTACTTCTCCTCTATTATTTTCACGTTGACCAACTCTGTAAGATATTATCAATCTTTTTAGAAAATTTATTCATAACTATTTGCACATTTACATCCTCTAAAGAAGAACTTAGAGGATTATTAGTAACTAACTCTTTAGCAGTGGTTGCTGCAAATGTCCCATCAATTAGACATTCAATAGCTTCTAAATCAAAAAGACAGGTATTCACACCAAACCAAGGTTGATTTCTAAAAGTTTCCACAATTTCTCTACGAAGAGAACGAGCTTCCTTTCTAAACAAATCAGCGTCAGTTATATTTAAAACCTTAGGTTTAATTTGAGGTACATAAAAGTTGTCAATCTCTGACACAATCCCAAAAGGACCTGCGTTGTAATGTATGTATTGTTTAGTCATTTTGAACTCCTATAAAAGTTGAAGAACTTTTTTATATCATTACGCTGCATACGTGTCAACATTATTTTTCCCATCTATAAAATATATGTCTGTCTATTCTCGTTGTCCTTGTCTTTGTCTTCGCCCATGCAGGTCTCACATAGGTAGCATGGTAGTGAGTAGCTCCCTCTGTAAAATCTAAAGTTATTGTACCATACAACACCATCTTTGCATAGCGTTTTGCATTGTGCCACTCATCACTTTCTAAACTAGGTGTGTCTTTTTTACCATCACAGTACCAACTAAACTGGCACTTGTGTAAGACAGGTTTGTTTGTCCCTTTCAAAGTGACTGCCTGTTTCACAACTCCACATACTGTGTTGGGAAACCTGTCATCTCCTACTCTGTTAGCTACTACCTGTCCTACAGCAATCTGTCCAAGCATAGATTGAAACTTTGCTTCATGGTATATGTTCAAAGCCATACACATTAGTGCTGTCTCAACTATAGCCATTGGTTCGCCCAATCAACTACTAGTATCACCATAATCATAATCATTATGAAGTATATAGTGTTATCATTTACATTCATTACATCACCTGAATCATACAAGCATTGAGAATAAGTGTGCCACCTATTATCATAGCTATCATTAACAATATACTTTGTCCTTCATTCATACTACTTTCTCCTCATTTCTAGTGCAGATTTTGCTGTGTTAAAGTTATGTTTGTTGTAAGGGTTAAGGCTCTGCACATTCCTATGTCCTGTCACAGACATGATTGCTAGTTGGTCAACACCGCTGCGTATTAATTCAGTGATGGCTGTCTTCCTCAGGTCTCCAATCTGTAACTCACTAGGAAGCTCACACAGAGCCTTTACCTCATTCGCAAGGGTTGATACCTGAGAATGCTCAATGGGACTGTATGCACCGTCTGAGGGTCTCTGATGAGGTATTACATATTCCTGAAACCCCCAGTCTTCTTTTTGCTGCAACAAAAGTTTCTCTATCTTGGTATCAAGAGGGAGTTGGACAGTTGCACCACGTTTAGTCTGCTTGATAGTCACCATACCACTGTCAAAGTTAACCGACTCCCAATTAAGTAAGCGAATATCTACTGGTCTCTGTCCCCACTCGTAACACATGAGTGCAAGTAAGCCAATGTTCCTATACTTGAATTGAGAGAAGGCAGTCTCAATGAATAACTCCACCTGTTCTCGTGTCCATACGACAGAACGAGGTTCGTGTGACCTCTTCTTAACTCTGGACATTGGGTTAACGTCTATCATACCCAACGATATGCAGTAGTTTAGTATCACTGAGAACATTCTGGACAGTTGGTTGGCATTGTCCACACTCCCATTGCGTACCCAAGTCTCGTATAGCTCTGTGCAGTGAGTAGGGGTGAGGTATTTTAAGGTTATGTCCCCTAACTCCCTGCCAAACATCTTTGTACTACATATTTTGTTGAAGCCGTAGGTGTACGTCTTCTGTGTGTGCAAAGACAACGAGTTAAACTGTCCTGTGTTGTAGTAGTAGGCAAGTATCTGTCTCAGGTTACTGTTGATATCAATATTACCTGCCAGTATCTTACCCCTTCTAAAGTCTTCGACAATCTTAACGAGCTTGGGTATCTCGTAACGTGCTGCCCTACCATCTTTGAATGTTTTGTTCTTAACGACACCAGAAAGTCTTGCGTCCTTCGGTGGAAGGAAACGATAGACAGTAGAACCGTCTTTAAGTTTTGCTTTTATTGTGTACTTCATCTTCTTCCTTTAATTTTTCAATCATCTTGTTTATGTACCACCTAGCTTTCTCTAGGTCTTGGATAGGCTTACCTTTGTAGTGCCATCTCCAAAGATATTTGAACGAAGCAAGCCAACAATACGACACAAATGCAGACACTACAGCACCATGAACCATAGACTTCATAGCATCTATACATTCGATACCACCCTTTGTGTAGTGTGAAGGGCTGTTCACCATGTCTTCCATCTGTTCACTCTCCATCTGACATTCAAAACAAACACCATCATCATCAACTAAGTTGCCACAGTGTTTACAATAGTCTTTATCTAATTCACTCTTCATCTTCACCTCTTAAATAATTAACTTAAAGTAGAAGGAGTTAAGGTTAACTTTAAGTATTACATAAAGTAATATTATACAGTAGTAATTTATTACGTCAACCCCTCTTCTTCACATTTATTTTCCTGTGATACTTCTGCAACACCCTTGTAAGCCTTGATGACATCACTCGAAAACAATTTCTTAATGTTTACAAGGTACATCTTGGAAGCATTGTGGTCTCCACCACTCACCGTCTTAACGAAATCAAGTGAGTCAACTATTTTTCTGAGTGTCTCAGTTTTAAATACAAGTGTTGCATAAATGTCACCATTGATACACAGATTGTGAAACCAGAAGTCTGATTCGGTGGCATTAATACCTGATGGTTTACCCCATGACTCATACTCTACGGCTATATTTCCAGTACGCTGCCACATACCCTTCTCTGACTTCACCTCTATCTTCTTACCTTTAAACATATCAATGACTTCATCTTCCATACCTAAACCAAAGTTCAAGTCTCCTGCAAAGTCAATGTCATACTTCTTTCTGTCTTCCTTAGTGGGTCTTGTCATTACACTTCTCCTCTGGTAAATCTTCTTTGAGTTGATAGTCTGCGTACCAACCACCCTCTAAACCCTTTGGTTGTTGGAACTCTAATATATTTGATAGCCGATACATAAGAGACTCTAACTCACAAACGTGTTCATAGTAGATAGGTATCTTCTCTGATGTATTACAGTTAAACTCCCTCAGTATGTTAACATATTTGAGTAGCTCTAGTCTGTCTTTTGGGTCTATACTAATTGTTTTCATTACTACACCTCTTCAATATTAAATTCTATGTGTCCACCCTCGGTGGCTAAATGATTCTCAAACCAAGCCTTTGCACTTTCTACATCTGTGTCCATTACTTCCATTGTAACAGTAGCTGTAAACGTAAAGCCTTGCTCTTCTTCTTCATACTCATGCTTATCTTTTTTTATATTCATATCTTTCTCCTTCTATCGGTCATCTGCATTATATGTTTCATAATGTACAGTTGACCATCAAGATTAGATTGTTCTCTTGATGAAAAGCCACCATGATATATACGATTTATTATTTTAGTTCTTTCACGACACATCTTTTTAAGTCTGTTAATAACTAATTTATTCTTGTCCATTTTAGCGTATAAAAAATCAGATAACTCTATTAATTCATGCACATATCTTTTTAATGTATCTTTATCCTCTTCTAAAGTGTACTTATCATATTCTAATTTATTCATGTATCACTCCATTTTAAAATCTGGTTCATCATAGCCATACTCTACAACTACTCCTGTGTTCCACTTCTTTAGTTCTTCTTCTGCCTGTTCCTTAGTGTCAAAGGTTTTGATTGGACTATCATTAGTCCACATAGAACCACAACCCTCTCTGACATACTCTAATCCATCTGTCTCAAAGGGTTCAAACATTACTGCATATAGTATCATATCACCATCTCCAAATTATTCTACTTTTGATATAGTCTACTGTGGATTCAGGAGCTATAGTATCTCCCTCATCATTACACCCTAGCACTAGTCCCTTGTTGACTAGCTTTATGTGTGGTTGGTCATCACAGTAATCAAACTTCCAGTATGCTTGTTCCTTTGCAAACAATCCTTCATCATCAACATAGATACCATCATTACTCACAGATGTTCTAACTACATCAAACGTCTTACAGTCTATCAGTTTGTATATGTCTTGGTAGTCACCAGAGTATTCCACTTCGGTGACTTCCTTCTTCTCTGGATTTATTAGTATTGCTTTCATACTTCATCTCCTATGTGTATTGCATTGTCTTTGCTAAAGTATTTCTTTGCTACTTCGGTGGTGATTATGTACTCCTTATCTGTTCCCACTTGCTTGATTAGGTACGGCTTACTTCTTGCCTTACGTCTAAAGCCAGAGAGTTTAAATGTCTTACCATCTAGCTCTGATACTTTCTCTAAGTCTAGGTTGTGCATATTGCTATACAACTCTAGGTCTTTCTCACTCTGAGACTTCGAACCCTTAACCTTTAGGTTTAATTTAAAGGTTACTTCATCATCATTGAATGAAGCATTACCAACAGTTACAATAAAGTTACTGAACCTATTGTCTGTTGTGTCCTCATCATTAAGCAAGTCATCTAGCTCTGCCCTTAATTCTTTAACCCAATTTCTAGTTAGTACGTTCTTAAAGTTTAATGGTTTATCTGATAGTGTCATATTATTTCTCCTCTAAAATAAATATTTAAATGTTACGTCTATTATATAGCAAACTGTTACAATTGCAAGGAAGTATATGGTTTGCTTAGTCATTTACTTCCCCCTTCAAAATGTCAGCAACTGTGTCTACACAAAAGCCATTACCTAACATCTTGTATCTCTGTGAGTTACTAACTTTCTTACGTTGGTATACTTCATGTAACACAGAGTCATAGTCTTTATCTCCTACGAATACCCCATACTCAGTATACTTATCTGGAATAGTTTGTAACCTCTCACATTCTAATGGTGTTAATGCTCTCCAATACATTTCCTCATGGTCAACCACCACATTATCTTTCTGTACTGTGGAGAGTGTGTTTGTCTTGCCGTCTACTCTCACCTCTATCCTTGGTTTAGGCTTGATGTTGGGGTTGTAGTCATCTCTCTTGTTTGTCTTAGGATTAATCTTTCGATTGATAATCTGACCACATTCTACCTTAGGCATTCTCCACCCACCTTGCATAGTCGTGAGAGTAGGACTCTTGCCTTGCCTACTGTATACTCTTCTGATTATATCGTAACCCTTTAGGTCAGCTTCTCCTACTTGCCTACACGCATTCTTATCGAATACTATCTGTCTCCTAGACTTCTCGTAATACATCTTCATGCTACCACCCTTGAAGTAGTTGGCATCAATACAGTATGACTTATCTCTGTCCACCATACCACCATCTTCTAGTATATCTTGGAGAACAATACCTTTATCTTTTGACCTCGTAAACTTGATGTTTGTCCAATATAATCTCTTGCGATTCTGTGCCGAATCATTAGAGCTATTCAATTCATAACACTCTATGTCTGGAAATATCTCCTTGAATATCTTGGTGAAGTAATCTCGCCACTCACTAGGCATTGACGCAACATTCTCTATCAATACTTTGTCAATGGCGAGACCTCGCAAGGCATCTAGTAAAACCTTAGACATATCTCGTGGGTCATCTTGGAACTGTCGTAATCCTGCCACACTATAGCTTTGGCATGGAAAACCTGCCACGAATAGGTCAATCTTTTTTCCCTTCAGTACTTCCCAATTTCGTGCGTCACCATGACGAATAATGTTAGGATAGTTGTACCGACTCACAGCACTAGAGTATGGGTCTACTTCAAAGGCATGGTATTCTCTTGGTGTAATGCCTAACTTTTCACGTAAGGCAATCATAGTACCAGATAACCCATCAAACATACTTACTGCTATATCATACATCTTTCCTCTCCTTGAAACCTATTATAAATCTATCGTTATCTTTATCTTCTAAGTCTGGGTAGAATATATGACAGAAATCTAGAAGTAAATCTTTATCTTCTCCATCACTAAAAAACTTTCTAAAATCTATCTCTATATTAAGGTTGTCTAACTTCATAATCTTCTCTATTAATTCTCTAGCTTTCATTGTGTACTCCATAAATATTATCTAATTCAGTTATAAAATATACTAAGTCCTCTACTAAATCTCCAAGCGTGTCCTCGTTATCTGTGCCACCATGCACACGTTTAATATTGCAAAGTCCATTAGCTTTTATTGTTTTATCAATGTCAATGATATTAAAAAATGCATTGCTAACATCATTTGGTAATGGTTTATTCATAACCCTAACTCCCTTAATAGTTCTGGTGTAATTATACTCTTTTTATTCAGATTGTCTACACATTCTTGTGCTTCTTCCCTTGAATAAAAATATGAATAGGACGTTTCACCATTAGTTACTTGGTACTCCACAACGTCCTCACTTATTCGCACTTCTCTAATTTTATACATGTCTACTCCTTTGCATCTATTGAATCTTCTAATACTTGTTTAATCTCTAATAAAATATCTAAGGGAAACTCATCTCTGATGAGATACTTTACCTCATGTATTTTGTTTTCTTTTACAATTATTTTATCTTCATTCATAATATTTTTCCCTAATTTCCTCTACAAATTCAATAGATTTTTCAATCATATCTTTATATTCACTTTGTAAAACTTCTTGTAATGTAGAGTGTATAAACTCTAGTTTTTCTAATTCACTCATAACCTTACTCCTCTATTTAATGTTATGTATTCTTCGCCATGCTACCCATGTTATCGCTTGTATCTGATAGGGTAGGTAGCTTGTCCCCTCCGATTCGTTTATCTCTTTTGTGGCATTTATATACGCTTGAGAGATAATCCTATACTGTTTGTTGGTTACATTACTACTGTTACTACTCAGAGCAAACTTCTCTCCTATGTAGATAGCTTTGGCGTGTCCATCTATACATACTGTAGTCTTATTAGTCTCATAGTTGTATATGCAATCAAAAAATGCTTTTACTTTATTGCCATTTAGTATGGTACGAATATCATTCTCTAAATCAGAGCTACCACTTTTTAGTATACCCAATATCTTTATAGCTTTCTCCCTATTAGCATTGTATGTACACACTTTCACTTCATCTAATGGTATATCAGACTTGTATGCCATACATATATTCTCAGTATCTATTATGTTTCTCTCCCATTTATTATTAGGAGAGAGTGCAGATAATACTCCCACAACTATTGCACTATGCATTTGTGTTTTCTTAGCTATAGCACCACAACTTTTATTAGCTACCTTATACCATATCTCCCCATGCTTTTTCTCGTATGCTTTGGAGAGATAGTATACTCCTTTTATATTCTCAATCATTTTCTTCTATCTCCATTCCCTCTATTGCTAGTTTTATAGATAGCCTATTGTAGTCTGCTCCATCTGGAGTTTTTAATCCTCTATAGGCTCTCTTATATATGTTTATGGCTTTCTTTAATCCTACAGTCTGTACACAATTTTCTATCTGTTTACATACATCATAGTCATTACTTAGCCACAATGCGACATTCCACGCATTCCAACTTCTATGCCCATTATATTCTTTCATGGTTTACTCCTATTTTTAATGACATCATTTCCCTATTCTTCTATTAAAATCATTAACAGCACTTGTTAAGTCTAAATCATAATTGCCATTTGAATACGATATATTATTATGTCTAAAGAAACCTTGTCTAGAACTTTTGGGGTGGCAATCCTTTTCAGAATAAAAGATAGTGAAATATGCTTTATCTGAAAATGTTGGACTATCAAATTTTCCTAGAATAAAGCCTAACCCTTCTTGTTCAAGGGGTGTTTTACCTCTTTCAATAATTATTGCAGTTTTACCACCAATACATAATTTATCCATAATTTTCTCCTTTTCTACTAATAGTCCCCATCTTCTCTAGGGTTTAATTGTTCATGGAGTATTCCCATCTCTATCTGCTTTTGTTCATACTCCTCTCTAACTTGTGGATTTTCGTCTAAAGTTTCTTTCCACAACTTATCTCTCCATGTCTGCAGGTATCTATCCTCTTTATAATCTTCATGGTCAACTTGTAAGTCACAAGCTTTCCTAAACATATCGGAATTATACCTATCGTTATCCTTTTTAAATAGGTCATTGAAAGTATCAAAGACCCATTCTTGTTGTACCCCATAGCTATCTCTAGCCCAACAAAACTCATTAGCTATAATTTTAGCTACATCTTGATAATGCCGTCTACTATATTTACTCATGCCATTACTCCTTTTTTCCAGTTCATACTATAGGTAGCACCTCTAAAGATTGATGTCAATAACTACTTAGCGTAGCCTTTTTGTCCGAATACTTTTTTCTTGCTATACTGTGCAATATAGCCACTAAGCCAAGGTCGAACCTTGCCATTTTTCGTATAGAAATACTCATTACTTTTGTCACTATGATAAGGCAATATCATATTTTCTATGATATTTTTTGCGATATCTCTTGATACCATCTTTTGTGATTTTCTATAACCTTTGATGTTGAATATATTGTTTTTCATAATTAATACCTCGCATAAATAATGAGGTACTACCTATGGTATAAACTACTGGCAAAATAAGGGTAGTCCTATGCTTACACATAAACGAGTTGGCTCGTCTTAGACTACCCTACATTTGCAAGGTATTTTTATTGCCGTGGTGCATTGCGTCTCAGCCGTACTGCTCCCACCATCTAAAGAGAAATAAGATTAGCCCTCTCAATCTCAAACCGACCTTAGCAAGTGGCATTTTATTTGTCATGCTCTTACGTATCCCTACAGCCAACACTCCATTCAAAGTGTATTGGTGACTTCCCACGCACTCTGCGAATTACTAAAATTCGGTCTATGTAAAACTCATAAAATCGTAACTAAATCCTTTCAACAAATTAATCGTAATATTTTTTTCGTCATTTCGTCAAGTCTTTTTTTCGTCTATGTAACTTACACTATACTAAGTTGCAATCTCGTGTCTAGACCTAAAGCATTTAAGAAGTATTTATTAGCAATAAATTTAAACTGTTACTTTAGTTTCGTCTAGCGATTGACTTGTTTTGTTTCTCGCTACAATTTTCATTCTGCACATTCTGAAACAAAGTACAAGCTTTTTTTTGCATGATTGTTCACTTTTTCGCTAAGTCGTTGTTTTTACTGCATTTTATACCTAAAATAATTATTCAATAATGTATTATTCTATAAAAAACATAATAAAAACAATGCGTTAGCATTAAATGTTGCAAAAAAGCACCACCAACACGCAACATGCGTGATAAAAATACAACTAGTGGCATGTGCCACCGGGGGCTGCGTAGATATTATATATGCTCTTTGCCAGAGAGGGGTATTTTAGGCTGTTAACCACTGTATACAGCAGCCCATATTTTGTGCAGCAGCTGCAATTCTGCCTAAATATTAGGCATTTGCATAGTTTATACGCAAAGTTCTGTTAATTTTCTACTCTGGAGGAGATGGAGACCGGGGTTGCAACGAAAGTATTGCCTAAATCTTAAACATTTTGTGTTGACACTGCTTAAACTTTATGCTACTATTAACGAATCAGTAGCCTGATGGATAATGTTAAGCATTTATGTCACATTCTGAATTTATTTCCTTATAAAATGAAGTTTTCTATTGACATACATTATGTATACATTATAATATACTTAAAGTATCTTAAAGTTAACCTTAATCTCCTACTCCTTTAGTTTAATTATTAATGTTACTTTAAGAATACTTTAAGTATACTAGTAACGAAGAATTAAATTAGAGGGGAAGGAGTATTTTCTGTCGTTTGTTCTTGACAAAGAACTCGAAGAAAGTATAACTAGTGCCATGCCAAAGACACAAACGTATATTAGCGATAATGTCTTGCAAGAATTTTATAATGCTTTAGCTGACGGTGATGAATCAAGACTAAGAAGGTGTCATATACCACGTTCTGATGTTTTCTATGTCCGAGAAAAGATACACCAAGACACCGGGGTGCGATACACACTAGACCACGTAGAGAGAGCAATGTATCTGGAAGGAATGCTTGAAGCAAAAGATGTATATAAGCCGCACTTAAAAAGAAAAAACTATGGCACATGAAAAAAGAAGAGCAGCACTCCTAAAGAAACACAACCTAAAGGGAGTCAACAAGCCTAAGAGGACACCAGACCACAAAACTAAGTCCCACATGGTTCTTGCACAACAAGGTCACGAGCTAAAGTTAATACGTTTTGGACAGCAGGGGGTTAAAGGAGCAGGTAAAAATCCGAAGACTGCTAGAGATAAAGCACGAAAAAAATCATATTATGCACGACATGATGCACAAGATTCAAAGCCAAGTAAAATGTCAGCACGATATTGGTCACATAAAGTAAAATGGTAGGAGAACATTATGGCTGAGAAAAAATTTAAAGACGCAGCAGGAAAAGGAGGTCAGAAAGAACTAACTATGGCTGAGAAAAAATTTAAAGATACAAAAGGAAAGGGGGGTAAGAAAGAATTAAAGTTTCAAGACCTTCCTTTTATTGAAAGAATGGTAGTAAGAGTTTTAGACCATTTTCAAGGATATGATACTTATGACCCTAAAGGTAATTTAAAAAAAATTCCTAAACATCTTTTAACTATTACTGATAAACAAAGAGAAGAGTGGAATAAGATTGACCCAAGTAGTCTTAGAGATTTTGATAGAAACCCTATAAAATATTTAATGAACTCTGAGTTGTTTCAGCAGAAACATAACAAAGGTGGGTTAATAAAGAAGAAGAAGAAAATGAACGTAGGTGGTCTTACTTCTTCTGCTATGCAGAATGGCTTGAGCAGAAAAATTAATCCCTCTACTGGACTAACCATGAACAAGGGCGGCATGACGGACTACCGTAAGTCAGGGATGTTCTACGGTGGTGGAATGGCGAGAAGAGGTAAGTAGTGGCAAATGTCCTCAGCACCTCACGGCTGAAGAATGTAAAGACAGACTTAACGACTACTAACGCTACCACAGTTTATACCTGTCCTGCTCTCACCGTATCTGTAATACAGTCTATGATAGTATCAGAAGACAGTAATAATGCTGATACAATAACAGTTACAATAACAAACGGCAGCGATGTGTTTAGTGTGTATAAGGATAAGGCTGTTGGTGCTAAGGGGACAGTGGAGCTATTTACCAGAGACTTAATACTAACCTCTAGTGACATTATCAAAGTAACGGCAGGTACAGCAAATAGACTACACGTTATTACATCTATTGTGGAAATACCGAAGACAACAGCTGCATAGTAGTTATGCAAAAAATAAAGTGGTAATTTTTTCTAATTATGGTATAATTGACTTGCAATAAACAAGGAGATATGCTATGATTAGATTTGTAAGTAGGCTAGTAAAACGAGTACGAGAAAACCAGAAGAAACGTCAGGCTTGTAAAGACTTAAATAAGTTTACTGACAGAGAACTTTGGGATATAGGTCTAACTAGGGGTGATATATACAATAGAGTATACAATTTAGATAAGATGAGGAAGTCTGGATGGTAGTAAACGCAGCTAAAAATTACACAAAACCTAAAATGAGAAAGAACCTAGTGGCAAAGATAAAGGCAGGAAGCAAAGGGGGTAAGCCCGGTCAGTGGTCTGCACGTAAGGCACAGATGGTTGCTAAACAATATAAGGCGAAGGGTGGGGGTTACACCTCCTAGTGCCGTATTTACAGAGTAACATACCCTACTTTAAAGCGTGGGTAAGAAGAGAGTATACGTGTAACTTTGAACAGTACCACGGTGAGTTTTTACACGCAATGGTAATAGCCGTAACGAGTATGCCAAACCGAAGTTTAAGTTTTCAGGTTATTTTTACTGGCTGTGAGTCAGATGATACTGATGAACCGAATGTACACGGTGGAGCAATGTGGGCGAGAATGCCCATCACAGGATTGGTTGGTGACACACCTTACGAGCAATGGCCGCAAGAGTTACCACCATACGTAGCACAGCCTTGGGACTGTATGTCGCATGACCACTCAGTCTACGTTTTGAATAGAGCAACTCCTGCTCCTTGGATAGCCAAGATAGATGGAGAGTTCTATCCTGCTAAATACTACTTCACTGTAGACTATACAAACAGTGAGATAGCTGATGACCCGGCACAACACAAACAGAGTCATGTGCTAGAGTTAATGGAAGCAGGAGAGTATACTGGTAACATAGTAGCGTTACCAAACAACAGAGTACGAGTAACACACCCTGCATGGTTTGAGACAGGGGAAGGACCACCAGACTTTAAACCAAGTCAACAGGTTTTTCATTCAAAACAAGATACTGAGTATGTATGGGACACTCAGCGAGTATTTAACAACTTATATAACGAGGAGAAGAAGAATGGCTGCAAAAAAGAAAATGCCAATGATAAAAAAGAACGGTAAGAAGATTCCTGCTTTTGCTGCAGACGGTAAAGGTAAGATGGCTAAGGGTGGCATGATGAAGAAAAAAGGCTACGCTAAGGGTGGAATGAAGAAGAAGGGTTATGCTAAAGGCGGCATGATGAAAAAGAAGAAGAAGTAATGGCACTTGCAAAAAGCCAACGTAGTCTTAAATCTTGGGGAAAACAAAAATGGAGAACCAAAAGTGGTAAACCCAGTGGTAAAACTGGAGAACGCTACCTCCCATCAGCTGCCATTAAAGCACTTTCTCCCCAAGAGTACGCAGCAACAACTAGAGCTAAAAGAAAAGGCACGAAGGCAGGAAAGCAATTTGTTAAGCAACCTAAAGGCATCGCTAAGAAAACCAGAAGTTATCGAAAGGTTACATAACGTGGGGTACTTTGAATGATTGTAGAGACTTGGTTTATAGTAGCCGTGATGTTAGGAGTCCACTCAGATGGGACACAAGATGTGTACATATTTGAAAAACCGAAAGAACACGGTCACTTCCACAGTTCAGTGGAGTGTAGAGAATTTGTACGAGATAACCCTATTCCTATTATAAAGGCACTAGCAAACCAATATGGTAGAAGACCTATTCAAAAAGTTTTATGCGTTCCTGAAGAGAATGTTCTTAAATTCGTGGAAGAACAAGACATAAGTAACTTGGATGCCAGAATATAGGCATGGTCCTTACAGCATTGCAGGAGCAAAGTTAGTAACTTGCGAAGTATGTGGGCATCAACACAGGAGTACACATTGTATATTCTGTGAAAAAACTGGAGACAATGGCGATTGGATAGAAAAAGTTATAGAAGAAAAGAAGAAGAAGAAAGATGATAACGGCTGAGAAGTTAGATTCATGGAGACTAGTTCCGAGAGCATTAATACTATCGTATATGGTTGTATTTTACCAAACGTGTAACTGGTTTATGAATTTACCAGACCCTAATAATGCACAGGCAGGATTTGTTTCTGTTGTTGTGGGAGCAGGAGCAGCATGGTTTGGATTGTATGTTAACGGAAACCGAGCAAGTGTTCAAGTTTCATCTAAAACTGAAAATAGGGAGAGCAGATGATTACTAAAATTAGAAAATATTTTAAAAGATTATGGTGTGCATTGTTAAACAAAAAATGCCATGACGAGTGTGACTGCGTATAAGACATACCCTTGTCCTATATGTGATAAACCAGTTCCAATATATAACGTACTTACTATCAAAAAAGAGTGGAAAGAGATGAAGGGTATTTGTGAACCCTGCTACAAAAAACAAATGGATAGGAAGTATAATACTAAAGAAAAGGATAAGAAATGATAGGAACAATACTTAGTTCGGTATCTAATTTGGCATCCTCTTACCTTGATGGTAAGGTTGCAGTTCAAAAGGCTGAAGCAACCATTCGCATGAAAGAAGCCACAGGTGAGATTGATTGGGACTTAGCTGCTATGAGGGCATCACAGTCCTCGTGGAAAGATGAATGGCTGACTTTACTTTTCAGCATTCCTCTAGTACTGAGCTTCTGTGGTGAATGGGGTAGGGCGATAGTGGCAGATGGATTTACAGCACTCGCAGGAATGCCGCAGTGGTATCAGATTGCGTTGGGTGCTATTGTGTCTGCAAGCTTTGCCACACGGTCTGCAAGTAAGTTTTTTGGCAAAAGAAAGAAATGAACAGGCAAGCTCTACTTACCCACTGCTTTATGTTCGTGTTTGGTTGCCTAGTGGTATATATAATATTATGACAACAATAACAGCAACGCACTCGTATAACAACACTAATTCGTATAATACGACCAATACGACAATAAACAACTTGACAATAACCCCTGATAAGAGTTATAATAGCCACAGAGTTGTAACACAGAAGTATCAACTTGATTTACAGCAAAGGTTTCAAGATGCAATGAGAGCCTTGTTGTATATGTTGTTAATGCAAACATTATTTAAGAATCAAATGTTTGATATGTTAGGTGCTGTAAAGTACCATAGGTCAATAGATTGGAGAGCATAAACATGCCATTTCACTTATCAAAGAAAAGTTATAGAAAGTTAGAGGGGGTAAATCCTCAGTTAGTAGAAACTGTAGAGAAAGCCATAAAGCTGTCTAAAGTGGACTTCGGAGTTATTTATGGAGTTCGTACACTTGCAGAACAACAAAAGCTTTATGACGCAGGACGGTCACAAACAATGCGCAGCAAACATCTTTTACAGGATGACGATACATCACATGCTGTGGACTTAATGGCATACGATGGCAAAAAACCATGTTGGGAATTAAACCTGTATGATGACATTGCTGATGCAATGAAGACTGCTGCTAAAGAAACTGGAGCTAGAATAAGGTGGGGAGCGGCATGGAATATAGATAATATAGCTGAATGGGATAGACCAATGGAAGATGCTATGAACCACTATATAGACGTAAGACGTAATCAGGGCAGAAGACCATTTATTGATGGTCCACATTTTGAGTTAAACTAATGGCACTGACAGAAAAACAACAGAAGTTTTTAGATGTACTCTTTGAAGAAGCACGAGGTAATCCTGTAGAAGCAAAGAAGCTTGCAGGGTATAGTGAGAATGTTGCAACGTCTTCTATTACAAACTCTTTAAAAGAACAAATAGCTGACTTAACTAAACAGTTTATTTCTTCTTCAGCCACTAAGGCTGCTTATTCTATGTATGAAGTAATGCACAGTCCTACAGATTTAGGCAATAAAGAGAAGATGATAGCAGCTAAAGACGTACTAGACCGTAGTGGATTTACTAAAACAGATAAGGTGGAGGTAACGGCAGCTAGTCCTCTGTTTATCCTACCACCGAAGAACGATGAGAACGACTAAAGACTGGAAACTTCCTGCACCTGAGGAAACAGAAGATGGGTTTGATTGGCAACCTGTTGTGCGAGTAGGACGAACTGTACCTTTTGGTTATGAGCAAGACCCAAATGATAAAGATGTTCTCCTACCTATAGTAGAAGAGTTAAATTTATTAGAGAAGGCTAAAAAGTATTTAAAACAGTACAGCTACAGGGATGTATCGAATTGGTTAAGTGAGCAGTCTGGACGTTCTATATCACATGTAGGTTTAATGAAGAGAGTAAAACTTGAACAAAAGCGTAAGAGAGAAGCTTCAAACCAACGCTATCTTGCCCAAAGGTACAAAGAAGCCCTTGAGAAAGCAGAAAAAATCGAAGCCAATAGATACGGTGGAAGAACCCAAGGTATACGCACAAGCGAAGCCTGAACCAGTAGAAGTCGAAGAAGCACAGAAAGTTATCTTTCAACCAAATAAAGGACCACAGACGGAGTTTCTTTCCTCTACAGAACGTGAAGTATTATATGGTGGTTCAGCAGGTGGGGGTAAATCTTACGCAATGTTAGCCGACCCTGTGCGTTACTTTAATAATCCTCACTTTAGAGGACTGCTAATAAGACGTACAACAGAAGAACTAAGAGAACTTATTTCTGTTTCTAAACAACTCTATCCACAAGCAATACCTAATATACGTTTTATGGAAAGAGACAAGACTTGGGTAGCACCGTCAGGAGCAACACTCTGGATGTCCTACCTAGACAGAGATGATGATGTTACACGGTATCAGGGACAGGCTTTTAGTTGGATAGGATTTGATGAACTTACACAGTGGGGAAGTCCTTATCCATTTGACTACATGAGGTCAAGACTACGTACAGCAAAGGGGAGTGGGTTAGACTTATACCAGAGAGCTACATCGAACCCCGGAGGTGCAGGACATAGTTGGGTAAAGAAGATGTTTATTGACCCTGCTCCACATAATACGTCCTTTTGGGCAACGGACTTAGAGACAGGTCAGGTTCTTAAAATGCCTAAAGGTCACAGTCAAGAGGGTAAACCTTTATTTAAAAGACGCTTTATCCCTGCTACACTATTTGATAACCCTTACTTGGCTGAAGATGGTATGTACGAAGCAAACCTTTTGTCTCTACCTGAGTACCAACGTAAGCAATTATTAGAGGGTAATTGGGATGTTAATGAGGGAGCAGCATTTCCAGAGTGGAATAGACAGATACATGTTGTTGAACCCTATAATATACCTAATAGTTGGACTAAGTTTAGGGCATGTGACTATGGATATGGAAGTTACACAGGGGTAGTGTGGATTGCAGTAACACCTGCAGAGCAACTTGTTGTTTATAGAGAGTTATATGCGTCAAAAGTACTAGCTACTGATTTGGCTGACATGGTACTTGAAGCTGAAGCAGAGGATGGTAAAATAAGGTATGGTGTTTTAGATAGTTCACTGTGGCATAAACGAGGAGACACAGGACCTTCACTAGCCGAACAAATGATAATCAAAGGTTGTCGATGGAGACCGTCTGATAGAAGTAAAGGAAGTAGAATTGCAGGAAAAAACGAAATACACAGACGATTGCAAGTCGATGAATTTACTGAAGAGCCACGTATTGTGTTCTTTAATACTTGCACAAATATTATATCACAACTTCCTTCTATCCCTCTTGACAAAAACAACTCGGAAGATGTAGATACAAAAGCAGAAGACCACCTATATGACGCTTTGCGTTATGGTGTTATGACACGACCACGAAGTAGTTTATTTGACTACAATCCAGATATGCAGCGAACTGGTTTTCAAATGGCTGACTCAACTTTTGGATACTGAGGTAAAATATGGAAGAAGATGAAATACTAGCAGACTCTGAACAATCAGCTGCAATAGATGATATAAAAGAAAATTCTTTAACAGATGAACCTGTAGGAGAAATTGTTAGTTTTGTAAAAGGAAAATTTGAAAAGGCTGAAACAAATAGAAGAGGGGATGAAGAAAGGTGGATACAGGCTTACAGAAACTATCGTGGTTTGTATAGCCCTGATGTACAGTTTACTTCTACGGAAAAATCTAAAGTATTTGTTAAAGTAACCAAGACTAAAGTTTTAGCTGCATACGGACAACTTGTTGAAGTATTGTTTGGTGGTAATAAATTTCCACTAAGCATTGACCCTACAATACTTCCTGATGGTGTAGAAGATACAGTTAGTTTAGAAACTAATTCACAGATAAAAGAAGCTAAAGAACAAACAGGAAGCACTCCTGATAAACTTCCTGAACTATTAGCAGGTGAAACTTTACCAGAGTTTAATGAAAGAGTAGGACCTTTATCAGAAAATCTAAACCCTGTAGAAGATAAAATAGAGTTTAAAAATACAGGAAGTCCTACATCTGTAAACTTTCACCCTGCAATGATTGCAGCGAAGAAGATGGAGAAGAAAATACACGACCAACTAGAAGAGTCGAATGCTAAGAAACAACTACGAGCCGCAGCCTTTGAAGCGGCTCTTTTTGGTACAGGCATAATGAAAGGACCTTTTGCTGTAGACAAAGAGTATCCCAATTGGGATGATGAAGGTAACTACTCTCCTTTATTTAAAACAGTCCCCCAAACTTCTAATGTGTCTATCTGGAATTTTTATCCAGACCCTGATGCAAGTAATATGGAAGAAGCAGAATATGTTGTAGAAAGACATAAGATGTCTCGTTCTCAACTTCGTGCATTAAAGAAAAGACCATTTTTTAGAAGTAATGCTATTGATAAATCTCTTAATGAGGGAGAGATGTATAATAAGGAATGGTGGGAACATGTAATGGAAGACAACAATCACGAGGATAAAGCCGAAAGATTTGAAATTTTAGAGTTTTGGGGATTTGTTGATAGAGAAATAATAGAACAACATGATGTTGATATTCCAGAAGAGTTAGGAGATGTAGAACAAGTTAGTGTAAATATTTGGGTATGTAATAATAATGTACTTAGACTTGTTATGAATCCATTTACTCCTGCCTATTTACCGTACTATGCTACCCCCTATGAAATGAATCCATACAGTATATTTGGTGTAGGTATTGCAGAAAACATGGACGATACACAAACACTAATGAATGGTTTTATGCGTATGTCTGTGGATAATGCCGCACTATCAGGTAATCTTATTATAGAAGTAGATGAAACTAACTTAGTCCCCGGACAGGACTTGAGTGTATACCCCGGAAAAATATTTAGAAGACAGGGCGGCGCTCCCGGTCAGGGTATCTTTGGTACAAAGTTTCCTAATGTGTCGAATGAAAACATGCAGATGTTTGATAAAGCACGAGTATTAGCAGATGAGAGTACAGGGTTTCCTTCGTTTGCTCACGGACAGACTGGTGTAACAGGAGTAGGACGTACTGCTTCTGGCATTAGTATGTTGATGAGTGCCGCTAATAACTCTATAAGAAGTGTTATAAAAAATGTTGATGACTATTTACTAGGACCTTTAGGTAAAGCATTCTTTAGTTTTAATATGCAGTTTGACTTTGACCCAGAAATAAAGGGAGACCTAGAAGTAAAGGCACAGGGTACAGAAAGTCTTATGGCTAATGAGGTACGTAGCCAGAGACTAATGCAGTTTATGCAAACAGTATCTAATCCTGCTCTTGCTCCGTTTGCACGAATGGATTACATAGTTAGAGAGATAGCAAAGTCTATGGACTTAGACCCTGACAAAGTGGCTAACTCTATGGGTCAGGCTGCAGTACAGGCTGAGATACTTAAAAAGTTTCAAGAGCAAAATCCACCTCCCCCTCCCCCACCCAATGAAGGTAGACCACCACAAGAGACAGAAGAAGTTCCTGCAGGTGGTCAAGTACAAGACACGCAAGGGTCAGGTGGAGCTACTATAGGTACAGGCTCAGTGCCAACACCTGATGAGCCGGGATTTACTGGTAATCAGGGTACAATACAATGAACCTAAAAAAATTAGTAAATGATAAAGTTTTGTGGGATAATTTTTTAGAATATCTTGATAATGTTATTGCAAAGAATCATACAGCACTAGAACAGTCGGACAATCATGTTGTTATCCATAGACTGCAGGGTGCAATAGGTGCGTTACGTAGGTTAAAATATCTTAGAGAAGAAATGAATGGAAACCAATAAAGAAAAAAAACTTGATAATTTTGTATCAGAAGTACCAACTTCTAAATTAGATTTGGAAAGTTTAGGAGTTTCACTAGATGAATTTGGTCAACCGTATGACGAAGACTTTCAAACTTCAGCAGTTTTTCAACCTTCTGAATTAGATGTTAAAAAAGGTTTACCCTCTGAACAATTCTATAATTTAAAGTATCAGTATGATGTTGTTAAAGATAAAAATAATTATAATTATAATCTTAAAAAAGCAAATAGTTTTTTTGAAAATGAAAAAAATTTTTTACGTTTAGAAACTGCAAATACAAAAAAGAATTTTTTAATAAAAGGTGGTTTAAGTGAGAATGATGCAAAAATAGCAGCTCATCAATATATTTTTACTGTTGATTTTGCTCCTCATATTGCCGAAGCAATAGCTGTAGAAGATTTTAGAATAGCTAAAAAAGAAAAAGATAGGCTATCTATGTATCTTACTGGTGGAGCTTTAGGCTTATATTTAGCGACTAATCCTATTGTCCAAAGATTTGGTATTAATTTAGTAGGGGGTACTGTTAAAGGAATAACAAGAAATATTGATAATTTTGTAAAGTCTTATCAACGATATAAAATTGAAAAGGGAGGTGTTCCCACAGATAAAAATATATACATGTATGGACAAAAGATAGGAGAAGTAGATAATGGTATTGAAGATAAATTATTTGAAAAATTTAACGTAAATGAAGTTGTAAAACAAAATTTAAGTTTTATAAATAATCGTGTACCATTTCGTTATGAAGAAATGGGACTTGGAGGAATAAATACACTGAGTCAAACTATAAAAGGTTTACAAAATTACCCTAATTATGAATTACTAAGCACTCAGAAAATTATACCTCCTAGTTTATTAAAAAAACATTTAGAAAATTTACCTATAGATAATACGGCTATTTTAAATTCTGCAGGTTCTGAAAGAATATTTACAAATGATTTATTTTTTGAACTTTGGGATAAAAAAATATTTAATGACATTGAAGGAAATGCAATAAGTAATAACCTATCAGACTCAGAATTATTACTTGCTATAGACGATAAACTAAAAGAGTATGGCAATGCCATTCTAAATGCTAAAGATGTTGGAGATGGTAATTGGAGATTTGAATTTAATAATAGAATAATACAAATTAGTGATAATTCAGTACCTGTTTATCCTAATGATGCTACATATAATAAACTTTCTGTTCCAGAAAAATTTTTAAAAAACGAAAATGATAAAATTTTTAATTTTATAAATAGACGACTACAAGAAACTGATAAGACTACTACATCAACAAATATTGAAGTAGATGTTTTTGGAGGAGTATCTCCTCGTTCAGGCGATACAGGTAATTTTAGAATAAAAATGTCGAACTTAGATAATATGAGTTCAACTGAACTAGCTGCGATTGATAATAAAGATTTTATAGTATTTCCCCCCAGACTCGATTATGACTATAATGAAATTCCTTATGACGGTATGCAAACACAACTTAGTACTGGTTTAGTTCTTAAAGGTGGTAACGTAGAAGATGTTAAATCAGGTGTTATTGTTTTACGTTCTCCTGTTGATGAAGGCTCTAATATTCATATGTCAGATGGAAGAAAAACAGGAGCATTTAAGAATGAGACGTTTCTACAAGATGCTTTTGTTAGTTTAAAAAAAGTTTTAGAAGATAATCCTAATGTATTTGTAAAAGAACCTACCGTTAGAAATCTTTTATTTGCAACAGATAGAACTGCTAAAGAAGTAAGAGACCTTGGTGAAAATCTAAATAAATTATTTTTAGAAAATCAAGTAGTTCAGATTATAAGTAACCCAAATAAAAAAAATTTACCAGAACATAAATTTTTAAAAAAATTAATTTCTATGGAGATGGAAGATAGTTTTGAATTTCAATTAGCTCAAGAACTTATAGAAAATAGTTTACGCAATTTTCCTACAAAAGATGTTTATAAAATAGCTATACCTACTAAGAAATTAAATTTTCCTTCTAATTTTAACAAGTTAACTGATGCAGAGCAACAACAATTTATTAACTCTAATCTTGAGTACATGACCTATGAGATGACAAGAGATGATGTTTCTAAGATATTTTTTTCTAATTATAATAAATTTGTAGACCCTAAAGATTCTTCCAATATAAAAGAATTTATAAGTAAAGATGATTTTAATTCTTTTTATTCTGTTTATAATGTTTATGGAGACCAAACAAGAAAAGTAGGACCTAAGTTTGTTTCTGAAATTGATACTCATTTTGATTCTACCTCTATTGCACACACAAGATTTTTTATAAATGGAGATGAGGTAGTTATAGATGAAATACAATTTGATTTACTTAGAGGGCAGTTTAATAATTTTTATGAAGAGGGTTTAAATAGTTTACAGTTTACTCGTGCAGATGGTTCTATTGGATATCGTAATAATTTAAATGAAGAAATGTCAAAAAAAGCCGCAGAAAAATATGCTAATGAGTTTGCATCTGAAAAAATACTAAAGAGTACAGCTTTACCATTTAAAAATTCTTCTGATTTAATTCAACAAATTATGACTCCTTTAATTTTAAATGCTAAGAAAAATAATGCAAATTTTATTACACTTCCTAATATAGAAAACTTAGCTAATGTTAGAATATCAACAAAAGGTCAATCCATGACAACTTCTGATACTTCTAAAGGTTTAATAAATTTAACAGCATTAAAAGGAAAGATTTTAGATGACTTAAAAAAACAATTTCCAAATCAAAAAATTGAGTTTGAAAACAGTTTTCTTTTAGACAATCAATCTTTTAAAGATAAGTTGGAAATATTAAGAAGTAATAACTTTTATCGTGAAATTTTAAAAGGGGGTAATGTACCTGTTAATAAATTTGATATAGATGAACTAGAAATTTATGAAAGTTTTACTTATACTGGTATGCCTAGACATATGAAAGAACTTTACACTAAAGAGTTTGATAAGGGAATGGAAGAATTAATTTTAAAAAGTAATGGCAAAATAAAATTAGATAAAAGTATTGTAGAATATACACACATACCTGCTAATTATATGAATCTTGCTCAATTAGATGAATTAGAAAGAGTTTTTAGTATTCACAAAAAAATAAAAACTTGGAAAGGAATAAATAATGCTCTTGATGGTAGAACTCCAGATAAAGTAGGGTTAAAAGAATTTGCTGACTATAATGCTATAAAAAATTATCCAGAAGACCCTGTAGTTTTAAAAAAGTTTGCCAACATGATTAAGTCTAAATTAGGTTTTAATGATACAAGTTTAACAGGTGGTTTGAGCTATGAGGATTCCGTTGTTAATTTAGAATTATTTTTAGACAAGGTTGGTATAGACAAGAAGTCATTTAAATATACTAATTCTAATGATATAGATAAAATTGTTAATAATATACCTGATGAAAAATTTTTAGAGTTTTATAAGGTAACTGATGCAGAGTTAACAAACTTTGAAAATGTAATGAAGAATGGTATCACAGAAAAATACGAATCAAAAACAATAGATATAAGAAATATACTAGACGGTAGAAGACCAGAACAATTAAATAATACAAGAGTACTTACAATGGCAGAAGGAGGATTAGTCAATGCTTGAGGAACAGATGGAACTATTTGGAGAACAAGGGGGGTTAAAAGATGATGGAATGAATCAAGACCCTGTAAGTGGTAATGAAGTACCTTCTGGCTCAATGGCTAAGGAAGTAAGAGATGATATACCTGCACAGTTAAGTGATGGAGAATATGTAGTTCCTGCTGATGTTGTTAGATTTTTTGGGGTAAAGTTTTTTGAAGACTTACGTATGCAAGCAAAACAAGGTCTTGCAGATATGGAACAGGATGGACGAATAGGAGGAGAACCTATTGCTAGGGTAGCTAGACTAGAAGTACAGGGAGGTGCAGAAGAACTAGACCCTGAAGATGAAAAGAAGATAAGAGAAATGATGCAGGTTAATAGGGGTGGTGTAATACATGCAGCTGAAGGTATACTTACAGAGTCTGATATACAGGCTGATGCTGTGGCTAAATCTGCTAATCCACTTGGAGACTATGGATTTGTTGGAGGTAGTTTAGGTTTTCCATCACGAGCCGTACCAACACAGAAAACATTTTATCATCCAGATGGTAGGACTTATGTTGTGCGTTACAATGCTGATGGTTCTTTAGTTAATCCTAATGATGCAATGTACACAGAGTCACCGTGGTCAGAAACTCCTCCTAACGTACAAGAAGTAACGACAGGCACAGGAGGTGGTGGATTTGATGATAGGGAAGAGTCTTCTAATAGAGAAAGAAAGTCTTCTGTATCACAGACTACTCAAGCATTTACTGATATGGAAAAAGCAAGAGTTGATGCAAATAAAGCTGTAGAAAATTCTTATAAACGCTTAATGAAAAATAATAAAAATTTAAAGTTAAGTGAAAATGAGTATAGAAATTTACCACTGTCTGCAAAGATTGGGTTGATTCCTGCAGAACTTGGTCTTAATGTAAAAGATGCAGATATTAATAAGATAATAGCTAATGCTAATAATCCCTCAGGATTAAGTAAATTAATATCAGCTTTAGGTGGTGGAGTAGTTGGTGCAGTAGCCAATGCAGCTAAACAAATATTTAAAGGTATTGGAAAAAAGTTAGACTTTGAAAGTGCTAACCGAACAGTTCAACAAGTAATAGATTCTGACTCAGATGGTCTAATGAATAGAGTGGACAGATTCTTGTTGGGTATCAGAAAAGATAATAAAATACAAACTCCACGAGGTCCTGTTGATATTAACTCTTCAGAGGGTAAAGCAGCAATAGGAAGAATAGAAGAGAACAGAAAAAGAGTTAGAGATAATGCTCTAAAAACTCATTTAAAAGAAGTTGAGAATTTACAAGTTGACCTTACAAGAGCAGAAGAGTCAGCAGGTCAAGGTGATTTAGATACTGTAGCACAGAATGAAGCCTTTGACCAACAGATGCGAGAAGCTGAAGCTATAGCAAGAGGACCATCCAGAAGTAGTGGTGGAGGAGGAAATGTAATGGGAGGTGGTTATACTGCTCCAAGTAACATACCAAATTTTCCTGATTTCTATGTAGGTGGATTAGCATCTAAACCCAAGGCTAAAGCAAAACGAAAAAAGAATACTAAAGGATTAGGCACTAAACCTAAGGCTACTTGACAATTATGTCAACCCCAATAACAGGAGAAAAATATGCCAGAATTAGAAACAGTAGAACCACAGAAGACTGCAGGATTTGTAAGTCGGTCTCGTTCAAAGTACAAGGACAAGATTGCTAAGGACGAGCAGGAACTCAAAGAACTCCTTGCCCAGAGGGAAGGAGAAGGGGTTCAAGAGAACTCTGAGGAGAGCCAAGATGTATCTCCTCCTGAAGAAGAAAAGGAAGCAGAGATATCTGATGAGACTCTCAGCAAGGAGGAAAAATCTTTCAAGACGAGATATGGGGATGTTCGAAGACATCTTGCGACTAAGGAGAAAGAGTATAACGCTAGAATAAAAGAGTTAGAGGATAAACTATCTGATACTAAAAAGCTTGTACCACCTAAGTCTGATGAGGATATTGCGTCTTGGGCAGAGAAATATCCTGATGTTGCAGGTATTGTAGAAACAATAGCCGAGAAAAAAGCTAAACAAATGTTTGATAAGGCTAATATTCAGATAGAGGAACTTAGCAAAGCTCGGCAGGAAACAACTCGTAGGACAGCCGAAAACGAAATTAAAGAGGTACACAAGGACTTTGACAATTTGCGTGACTCCGATGATTTTCATGAGTGGGTAGAAGAGCAACCTAAGTGGGTACAAAATGCTCTCTATGAGAATACAGATGATGCCAAGTCTGTTATTCGTGTTATTGATTTATACAAAATAGATAAAGGTTTAACAGCAGGTGACAAAAAGAATAAGAGAAAAGCTGCGGCCTCTCTTGTAAACAAAACATCTAAGACGGAAGTAGATGCTGAGGAATTAGCAGATACTATAAAGGAATCTGATGTAGAGAAAATGAGTAATGCCGATTATGCTCGGAATGCTGAAAAAATAAACACAGCAATCCGTTCTGGTAAATTTATTTACGATGTATCAGGAAATAGAAGATAAAGTGTTGACAAACAATATTTTATTAATATAACTATGACCAAGACATAAAGCCTCTTTTTGACTACCTTTATGTTTTAGTAAACCATAAAGTTTAAACGAGTACAGACTACTTATATAATTATAGACCCATAGGTTACAAAGTTAGCTACAGAGTAACCATATGCACTCTAGAACGTATAACCTCTTCCTACGGTGTTTAGCTTTTCATTAAGCCAAATTTATAGGAGGATTTACTATGGCTTTTCAAACAACGTCAGGTTATGGCAATTTACCTAACGGTAATTTTTCGCCAATAATCTACTCGAAACAGGTACAGCTTGCGTTTCGAAAATCGACTGTTGTGGGCGATATTACTAATTCTGACTACTTTGGGGAAATTGCTAACCAAGGTGATACAGTTCGAATTATTAAAGAGCCTGAAATTTCAGTCAAAGAGTACGCAAGAGGTACACAGGTAACTGCACAGGATTTGGATGACGAGGACTTCCAACTTGTCGTTGATAAAGCAAACTACTATGCTTTTAAAATGGACGATATTGAGGAAGCTCACAGTCATGTGAATTTTATGCAACTCGCAACTGACCGAGCTGCTTATAGACTTGCTGACCAGTATGACCAAGAAGTTCTTGGTTATCTAGCAGGATACAAGCAGTCTGCATTAAGTTCTGCAGCAGGTGCTGTTAATGACCAAGTTAACGGCTCTAAAGCAGTAAGCACTGCAGGGTCTGACGAACTTCTTACTTCTATGAAGTTGAGAAAGGACTCTTTTGCGAGTATCACAACTTCGTCTGCAGGAGACCACTCAATTCCTGTTGCAAACCTAGCTCCGGGTGCAACTGCTGTTTCTACAGCTGCTGTTACTCCAATGGTAATCATCAACAGAATGGCTAGACTGTTGAATCAACAACAAGTTGACTCACAGGATAGATGGTTGGTTGTTGACCCAGTATTCATGGAGTTACTCGGTGATGAAAACTCTAAGTTGGTAAACGCTGACTTCAACGCAGCTGAACTTAAAAATGGTCTTGCCCTAACTAACTTGGCAGGTTTTAGACTATACGTGTCTAGCAACCTACCTTCTGTAGGAACAGGTCCTGGAACATCAGGAAGTGCAAACCAAAATAGTAACTATGGTGCTATTGTTGCAGGTCATGGTTCTGCTGTTGCGACTGCTGAACAACTTAGCAAAACTGAAACTTACCGTGACCCTGACAGCTTTGCTGACATTGTTCGTGGTATGCACCTATATGGCAGAAAGATACTTCGACCAGAAGCTATCGTGACTGCTAAATATAACGCAGCGTAAGGGAGGGTACTAACATGGCAACTTTTGACTTAACAGCAAGTTCAACCACTGGCGTTGGTGCAAGCTCTATTGCAACCCTACCTTCAAATGTAGGCACACATATGGTGCGAACAATCCAAGAGTATCTCGACATTGATGCTCTAATAGCAGCAGGTAACACTATTGCTAATGGAGATGTTTTCCAAATGCTTGAAATACCTGCAGGAACATTAGTTCTAAACGCAGGTGCTGAAGTAATGAAAGCCTTTACTTCAAGCTGTACTTTGGACATGGACTTTGGAGGTGGTGATGACATCATTGATGGTGCTGACATCACATCTGCAGGGTATTGTGCCGCAGGTTCTAATGGACAAACCAACACAGTTGTAGGTTCAGCTGCTTCAACGTACACTCAATTTATCGGTACTGCTGATACTATTGATTGCACAATTGCAGGAGCTGCTGCAGCTACAGGTAGGTTAAGAGTCTACGCAACTGTCATTGACTGCAATGACCACGGTGCTGTAGACAAAGCTACTGAAGTCGATAGAGACTTATTAGCTTAAATTTTTATTTAGAGGGCAGGTGTAACAGGATTGACTTGCCCTCTAATTACATTAACAGGAGTATTTAGTGGCAACAACCTACATTACATTAGTAAATGACCTCTTACGTAGGTTAAATGAAGTTACACTAGCTACCTCAGGTGACGGTTTCTCTACTGCAAAGAATGTTCAAGCAATAGCAAAAGACGCTATTAACAATTCAATAAGAGAAATACTCCAAGACGGTCATCAATTTCCCTTTTTAAAAACCACAACTACACAAACATTAACAGCAGGTACAGGCACGTATGACTTACCTACTGATATGGCTAGTGTTGATTGGGATACATTTTATTTACAAGCTTTGTCAAGTGCAGGTAATACTGCTCGTTCTCTTCCTACTATACCATTTGAAGAGTATGTTAGAGTACATAAAGCAATAGAAGAAAACTCAGGAACAGGAGCAAGAACATCTCCTGATTTAGTATATCAAACATCAGAAGAAAAATTTGGTGTAACACCTTTACCTGACGCAGCTTATGTAATAGAATATGTTTACTATAAATTTCCTGACGATTTATCGGCATATGATGACACAATGATTATACCAGATAGATTTAAATATATAATAATAGATGGTGCTATGGTGTACATGATGAGATTTAGGTCTAATGAACAGTCTGCACAAATACATCAGGCTAAATTTAACGAAGGTATAAAGTCTATGCGTAGACTATTACTAGATGACCCACTGTTTGTTCGGTCATCAATGATAAACAGACCAAAGTTTACATCACAGATGTTAAGACTGAGTGGCTAAATGGTTGATTCAGTCTCCACGTTTAGAGCCGTTTGCAGGGGTGGTTTAAATACAGGTGCAGACGTTTTATCTCTTGGTGAAGAGAGTCCCGGTTCAGCAATACAATTACTGAACTATGAGCCTAACCTAGAGGGTGGTTATAGAAGACTAAGTGGTTTTGCTAATAATTTTGGTACAGTTACAGGTACAGGGTCAGTCTTAGGTATAGCAGTAGCTAACGGTGTTAATCAGGGAGTGCTTGCTTGTCGAACACCATCATCAGGCAACAACTATTTACACCACTGGAATTTCTACTACACAGTGGCTGTAACATCAGGACATGGGACAAACTTTACTGTAGGAGAAACAGTAACAGCCGTAGTAAGTTCTAGTGATAGTACAGCAACAGGAGTCTCAGGAACAGTTAAAGCTAGGGCATCAGCATCTTTAACAATAGACTTTGGTAGAATACCTACTTCAGTATTTGCAACAAATAACGTAATAACTGGTGGAACATCTGAAGCAGAAACAACAGTAACATCTACTCCTACTGTTATAGGTTGGACAGCCGTGACTACAAGTGGTTCACCAACAATGACAGGTGTAAGTAAAGTTAGATTTACAGAGATAAACTTTGGTACACCTAAAGTAGTATTAACAGATGGTATAAATCCTGCAGCTACATACGATGGGTCAACTTACACGCAGATAACAGACTCGAATGCACCAACAGACCCTAAGATAGCAGCAGAGTTTCAGAACCATTTGTTTTTATCAGGAGACCCTGCACAGCCAAGTAACTTGTTTTTCTCTGCACCTACAGCCGAAACAGATTTTAGTCCTGCTAATGGTGGTGGAGTAATAAATGTAGGCTTTGCAATAGTAGCTATTAAGAAGTTTCGTAACGTATTATTTATATTTGGTAAGAATAATATTAAGAGACTCGTAGGAGACAACTCAGCTAACTTTGTTTTAGAGTCAGTTACTTCAAATTTAGGTTGCCTTTCTACTGATAGTGTGATAGAACTAGGGGGAGATTTATTATTCCTTGCACCTGACGGTATAAGACCTATTGGTGGTACAGCAAAGATTGGTGACGTTAATCTTGAAACATTATCTAAAAACATACAGTCTACTGTAAGAAACGTAATAGCAGCAGAAGATTTAGACGCACTATCATCAGTAATAATTAGAAGTAAATCACAGTTTAGATATTTGTTTTCTACTTCTTCTTCGCAAGGAATACTAGGAGCATTAAGGGAATATCAGGGTAATATAGGATTTGAGTTTGCACAAACCTTTGGGATAGAGTGTACATGTGCAGACAGTGGGTACATAGAACAAGAAGAGTTTGTATTACACGGTGCATCAAGTGGTAAAATTTTTCAACAGGAGTCAGGTAACGCTTTTGATACAAGTAATATCCTAAGTATATTTAAAACCCCATTTGTTTATATGGGTAATCCTGAACAAAGAAAAACATTTTATAGCACATCAACATATATGAGTGCAGAGGGAAATTTTTCAGTAGCTTTGTCTGTAACTTATGACTACGATAACACAGACATAGCAACACCTGACAACTTAACTCTATCAACAACAAGTCCCGGAGCATTCTTTGATAGAGGTACAAACGTAGCTGTATTTGACACAACAGATATATTTGATGGAAACCCATCACCAGTTGAATCAGTTACATTTTCAGGCTCAGGTAAAGCAATAGCCTTGACTTTTGTGACGGATGATACGAATGAGTCACACAGTATTCAAGGATTTACAATAACACACGGACTAGGAGATGTAAGGTA